TTTATGATAACAGACCGCCGGTATATCAGCCATGAGGATGATACCGGCTATCATCATTACGCGATCGATATAGCAAAATACTATGAATTGGAGGAATAACAAATGGCGACGATTGGACTTGATAAACTATACTACTCAAAAATAACAGAAGGCGAGAATGGCGATGAAACATACGCATCTCCCGTATCGCTTGCAAAGGCGATCAGTGCGGAGCTTTCCGTAGAGCTTGCAGAAGCGACCCTCTATGCGGATGACAAGGCTGCAGAAATCATAAAGGAGTTCAAAAGCGGCACCTTAAAACTCGGTGTAGATGATATTGGCATTACCGCTGCCGGAGTGTTAACTGGAGCAAAGATCGATGACAACAATGTATTAATCTCGGCAAGCGACGATGGCGGCGATCCTGTAGCGATCGGCTTTCGGGCAAAGAAGGCAAACGGCAAATACCGGTATTTCTGGCTTTACCGTGTGAAGTTTGGAATTCCCACTACCAACCTGACTACAAAAGGCGACAGCATCACCTTCTCCACTCCGACCATTGAAGGAACCGTGCTGAGACGCAACAAGCTCGACGGCAATGGAAAATATCCATGGAAAGCTGAGGCCAATGAAGATGATGTAAGCGTTCCCGCATCCGTGATTACAGGCTGGTACACGCAGGTGTATGAGCCTGTGTTTGCGGTTACGCCATAATGGAGGTTTAGAGAATGGATAATGAAAGAAGCACAGGAATATCAATTGGTGGCAAGGAATATGAGATGCTTCTCACCACAAAGGCTACAAAGGAAATAGCCAAGAGATATGGCGGACTTGAAAATTTAGGCGAAAAACTAATGAAGTCTGAGAACTTCGAGATGGCTCTTGATGAAATAGTATGGCTCATAACACTGCTTGCCAATCAGTCAGTGCTGATACACAATCTGCAGAATACCGGAGAGAAGCGGGAGCTCCTTACTGAAGATATTGTTGAGCTTCTCACCTCCCCTCTGGAACTTGCGGGTTATAAGGATAGCATTATGAAAGCAATGCTGAAGGGAACAGAGCGCCATGTAGAAAGCGATGAAGAACCATCAAAAAACGCATAGGTCGGGTAAGCGATGAAGAATTGCTTGCCCGACTGATTTTTTATGGTGTGTCCCTTCTTCATAGATCTGAACAGGAGGTCTGGCTTATGCCTATAGGACACCTGCTCGACCAGTGGGAAATATATAGGCAGTTTCACAACCTGACCAAGCCGAAACGCGAATTGTACATTGATGACATCATTCCCCATGGGATTTGATAAGGAAAGGAGGTGGTATGCATGGCAGATAGTTTTGGATTGAAGATTGGCATTGAAGGAGAAAAAGAGTTCAAGAACGCGCTACGGGATATCAATCAAAGCTTCAAGGTTCTGGGCAGCGAAATGAAACTTGTTTCCTCAGAATTTTATAAGAATGATAAAAGCGTACAGGCGGTAACAGCGCGAAATGAAGTCCTGAATAAATCAATTGATGCGCAGAAAGAGAAAATATCCACTCTTGAAAGCGCCCTTAAGAATGCCTCCGAAAGCTTCGGCGAGAACGACCGACGCACCCAAAACTGGGCAATCCAGCTTAACAATGCTAAAGCTGAACTCAACAGCATGGAACGAGAACTAAACCAATCAACAGACAGTGCAGGCAATCTCGGAGATGAACTGAAGGATGTGGGAGATGATGCAGAAAAGTCAAGCGGAAAATTTGAAAAGTTTGGAGGCACCCTAAAGGGCATCGGTATTGCAATGGGTGCTGTTGCTGTTGCTGCCGGTGCTGCCACATTCAAGCTTGGCAAGGAGGTCGTCGAGCAGTTCGGCGAACTGGAGCAGAACCTTGGCGGCTCGGAAGCAGTATTCGGAAAATATGCCGCATCAATTCAGAAGACTGGTGAGGAAGCATATAAAAACCTTGGCGTTTCACAAAGTCAGTATCTTGCGACTGCTAACAAGATGGGCGCGCTCTTCCAGGGTTCCGGCATCGAGCAGCAGAAAAGTCTTGAACTGACAGAAAAAGCTATGCAACGGGCTGCGGATATGGCCTCCGTCATGGGCATCGATATGCAGATGGCACTGGATTCTGTTGCTGGTGCTGCGAAAGGCAACTTTACCATGATGGACAATCTTGGTGTTGCCATGAACGCTACGAACATCGAAGCCTATGCTGCCGGCAAGGGACTTGATTTTGTATGGAGCAAGGCATCACAAGCCGAAAAAGCCGAAATGGCGATGCGGATGTTTTTTGAAAGCACCGAACAATACGCAGGAAACTTCGCAAGAGAATCCACTGAGACTATTACCGGATCAATAGGACTACTGCAGGCAGCGCTTGGCTCATTCACTGCCGGCCTTGGGAATGTCGATGCTGACATGCAGAACCTGACAGCGAATTTGGTGGATGCATTTAATGCGGTTATCGAGAATGTGGTGCCGATCATAGAGAATTTGACAAAGGCATTGCCCAATGTGTTTGCTACAGTCCTTCCTGCAATCGGCGCAGTACTGCCAGAATTATTAAGTACTGTGGTTATTCTGTTTCAGCAGATATTTGACACATTAATGAAGCTGTTGCCGGAACTTATACCGGTTGCGGCCAGCGCAATACTGACAATTGTCAATGCTTTAATTGAGAATCTTCCAATGCTGATTGATGCGGCGTTTGAGCTTATTACAACGCTTGCCGAGGGGCTCATAACAGCCTTGCCTGAACTTGTCCCCAAAATCGTTGAGGTAGTAACAAAGATAACCCAGACCATAATTGAAAATCTGCCGCTTATTATAGGTGCTGCGCTTCAGATTGTCATTGCGCTTGCGGCCGGGATTATATCTTCAATACCGGAGCTTGTGAAGGCGGTGCCGCAGCTTATAGGTTCATTCATCTTTGCATTTTCCGATATGAAATCACGAATCAGCAGCATTGGAAAAGATATTGTGAGCGGAGTCTGGGAGGGCATCCTATCGATGGCATCATGGTTTGCACGGCAGATCAAAGATTTCTTCGGCGGTATAGTTGATGATGTTAAGTCGGTTCTTGGCATTCATTCACCATCCAAGGTGTTTGCCGGTATCGGAGAGTACATGGCGGAGGGATTGGGTCAGGGATTTGCTGATGAAATGCAGAAGATCGCTAAGCAAATCAAAGGCAGCATTCCAACTGATTTCACTATTGCTGGACAATACCAGGCGAGCACCAAGATGGATGGGAACATCACAAACAAACTACACGGCATTTTGCCCGGGCAAAGCAATCAACCCATCAATCTCGTCATAACGCTTGACAGTAAAGTCATTGCAAAGCAGATCTACGATCCACTGCAAAATGAAACCCGGATAAGAGGAAGGATATTAGCGGGAGGCACAATATGAAGATAGCTCTAAAAATAGACGGGATAGATTTCTCATCCTACTTGCCGAAACACGGGTATAGCGTAGTCTATGAACCGGTTCTTGGGGCCAATAGCTGTTATACGCTTGATGGCAAATATCATGAGGATATATTGACATATAAAGCGATAATTACGACTGAATTGCTTCCAATGACTGCCGAGCAATTATCAGGCTTAATCATTGCCTGTCAGAATTGTAAGGTGGTTGAGTTTTTTGATACAAAGACAAATGGGTTTTTAACAAAGGAAGCAAAAGCCACTTTATCTACCGCCACACTGGTTTTTAATGATTACAATAAGCAGTTTTGGAATGAATCACTCGACAATGGAATCGTACTGACGATCGAGGAGCGATAATGAACAAAATTATATATCGAAATCTCGAATTGAATAACAGCGACTTGGTCTCAGGCAATGTCGTCCTTCAGCATGCCACCGCAGGCGATACACTTGCGGTTGATACATTGGACTTTAGAGTTTGGACAGACACAGGGGGGGCTGAGTTTGATTCGGACTTTATACTGGCCGATGGACAGGACTTAACGACAAGCGACAGTATGACGTTACGATGTTTGATCCATCAATCATTTTCTGATTTTGTGCCAGGAGAGACATTAACGTATTACTTTGGTGAAATGCTTATTAGCAAATTTTATATAGAAAATGTAAAGCGTGTTGGTCGATACCTATACGACTTTGAGTGTGTATCTGCCATTGGTTATTTGGAAAACTCCATGCACTTTGGTGGATTTTACTCTGGCACTTTGTTATCAACTATCTTGGCGGAGATTCTATCTGGTATAGCCTATACAGTTGATTCCATTGTGGGAGACATTAAGATTTACGGTTGGCTACCATATGCCACTAAGCGGGACAACTTGCAGCAGCTGACGATCGCCACAAATCTTGCTATTAGAAACAAGTCAGACGGGACACTTCAGATAACTGCGTTAAATTCCCAAACGAAAGGCATGTTTGATAATCACCGATTTGCCATAGGTGGCAATGTTGATGTCAAACGGCCATGCACTGCTGTCACTGTAACAGAGCACTATTTCTCTGCAGGAACAGAAATCATAGATCTGTACAACGATTCATTTTTTACAGAAGAAATTATACTTTTTCCAGAAGCGGCTCATTCTCTCGCAATCACCGGCGGCACCATCTTGGAAAGTGGCGCGAACTATGCGAAGGTGCAGGGTTCCGGAACAGTGCGTCTAACAGGGAAAAAGTATACGCATGGAACAAAACAAATTACCGTCGGAACGATTACCGGCGGCAAAGACGACAACAGTATAAGTGTAACCGATGCAACGCTTGTCACATCCCTTAACTCCAAAGCCGTCGCCACAAAGCTGTACGAAGTGTATAGCCTAAGAAACTCAATCAACGGCGATGTGCTATTCGGGGATGAGCGAGCTGGCGATGTAGTAAGTGTATTGAATCCACATACATTAGAACAAGAAACGGCCTTTGCGAAGAAATTAGATATTGCAATGGGTGGCTTTCTTAAAGCATCAGGGGAATTTCTATCTGGCTACTTACCATCTGGTGCAATTACTGGCTATCAAAACAAAGTAGTATTAGCAACCAATCAAACGTGGGCGGTGCCGGAAGGTGTTACGGAAATCCGGGTGATTGTCATAGGAGGTGGAAATGGCGGCCAAGGTGGATACAACGGAGAAAATGGAACAAGGGGTGGCCGGCCACCAAATTTTGAGCCGTCTGGTGAAGACCCGACGTTGCTGCAATGGAACGGAGACGGTGGAAATGGTGGAAATGGAGGTGCCGCTGGAGCTGCTGGAAATGTCCTTGACACGGGGACACTCACAGTTACACAAGGACAAGAATTTAGCGTCACAATAGGAGCAGGCGGAGCCGGTGGTGCATCAAGCGGAGGAACTGGAGCAAGTGGAGGCAACACTGTATTTGGTGCTTATTCATCTGCTACGGGAGCACCAGTTGCTGGTGGATATGTTGACATATTAGCTGGTAGTGTGTATGCCATATCTGGATATCCAGGCTTTCCCGGTCAAATGGGGGTAGGCAAGAATAATTTGCCGGCACAATACATGAATTATCCGATACAGAAAGTATACTCAGCAACAGGCTTTACTACCAGATACAGATATAGCGGATACAAAGACCCCACTGATGAGTATGGATGGGAATGGTTACGATGGGGTACTGACACTTATGTACTCGCATTCATGGGCGGTGGTGGAGGTAGTTCCTACACCGCCAACGGTGGGTACAGCCAGGGTGCGAGCGTTTCCGTAAATAACAACTATGGTTTTGCCGATGGTGGAGCTGGCGGAGCTGGAGCGGCCGGAGGAAGTTCGACCAATGCTGCAGTCTACGGCTCTGGTGGGTATGGAGGACACGGCGGCGGCGGTGGTGGTGGTGGAGGCGCAGCAGCAAACTACTATCAAGGTGAATCTTATGAATGGCAAGGAGCTGGTGGCGCTGGTGGCGCGGGTGGCGCGGGTGGAAACGGCAAATCAGGCTGTATCATTATTTATTATTAAGGAGCAAGAGATGGCAAACTATCAATCAATACACCTTGGTCAAGAAATAGATCAAGCGGTCACAAACGTAAATAAAATGCTTGAATCCGGCGAAGGTATCCCAACGACAACTACAATTGGGACGAAAGGCATGAAGTATCTTGATACATTTTCTGGAATAGAGTATGAGTGTCAGAATGTCGCTGGTAGCACTTATACATGGATTGTGAGTAACACGTATACGAACGAAGAGAAAGAAAAAGTTGCAAATGCTGTCACTGAATTCATTACGGTAAGCACGACACAACCAGGAAAAGGTATATGGATAAAGGAGGTAGTGTAGGATGGCAATAGTAAAAGGTGAATTTAGACCTCCTGTGTATGGTGATGGTGGCGCAGTTTCATATCCAAATGAGGTGCATCTGAAAACCTCGGCAAACATGGTAGTATATGATAATACTATCACTGGACTATATTCAACGACTGCACAGGGGGCAATAGACGAACTCAAAGTCGCTGTGAGTTCGGCGGCTACGCCTGAAACATTTGGCGCAGTTGGCGATGGGATAGCAGATGATACAGCAGCTTTGCAAGCAGCTATAGATGCTGCTTGCGGGTACAACGCAATCAACTTGGCAGAGGGTGTAGGGACAACACAAGGTTATCTCAAACCCGATGGGGCGACTGACATAAGTGGTGACTGGAGAACGTATGACAAGATTGCTGTCACACCGAAAGGCAGGTACTCTCTTACAAACATATCGTACTCTAGTATGGCACATGTGTGTCTCTATGACGGAGCTGGCCGTATTACAAGAACATTCGTACAGTATAGCGTTCCGAGTGTACTTGTTATTGACGATGGTGAAGTAGAGATTAGATTCAGCACGGAAGCCGTATCTGACCCTGTGTTCAAAGATATTACAGTATACGGCATGCCTTTGCAATTAGGACGAAGAACTTACCGTGTGACCGACAGGCTGATTGTTCGCGAATCCATAACGATCCAAGGTGCGTCTGGAGATGACAGCATAATTTTCTTTGACGGCCCCGAACCCAGCGAAGAGATAGACTATGACTTAGAAAATTATTGGAATAGTCACGCGGTTATAGTATTGAAAGCGGACTACTGTAAACTCAGCAATTTTACTATAACGAATTTTGCGGCAACGTCGGCTGGGGCTTGTAATTGGCATGGCATAATTTGCCACTTTGTTGGTAATGAAGGTGATACGTACTACCTTGGCTCAGCGCGGCACACTTTTGAGAGAATAATCATTAATGGCTTTAAGAGTGGTGTTTTCATCTATGCAGGCTGGAATAGATACTTTATAAATTGTGGTATTACCAATTGTTCAACCGCAGGGATTGAGTATAAAGCTATTGATGGGTATAACTGGTCTGCCTCGGGTGACATCTTCCAATCTTGCCAAATCATTGGTTGCACAAAAGGCATGCTTATGGTTAAAGCTTTTGAAACGACCATGCAGAACTGCGTGTTTGAATACTGCACGAATGCTATACATACAGTTGCCTGTGTAGACGCATTATTTATGAGTTGCTGGAATGAAGCGAACTCAGGAAACATTTTAGTAGATGGCGTGGCACGCTTTATTGGCGGTTACAATATCAATGAAAATACAGTAACGCATATTAATACATATGGTGGCGACGGCTTTGCATGGATTGAATTAGCAACAGAAACGCTCGGAATTCGTGGTGATGATATCATCTTTATGCAAAAAGGAGGGATTATTACTAAAGGTGTTAGCATAGGTTCTTCGCAAATAAACTTTATTGAAAACCCTACATTTGGAACGATAGCCGTACCCAATGGCGAACCATGGATGTGGGAGGCTCATAATGTTCATACGTTTTTGGACCCAACGATGTCTCTGAATGGAAATAATAGTGCTTTGATTGACTGTTCCATGGGAGAGTGGGAAATTCAGCCAGGATATGGAGTGCAAAGCTCGCACATGTTAGTTGACCCTAATACAGATTACAAGTTTACAATATGGTTAAGAAGAGACGCATCCAAGGACGCAGATTTAGGGGCTTTTATGGGCGTTCACTATTTTAATAGTGAGGGTGAATATATAGGCAATGTAGCAGTTAAAAGTAACATAATACCGATTGCGGCTGGCACATGGGAAAAGCAGACGTTGGAATTTAATTCACAGGGAGCAACAAGAATTAACCTTAAAGTTGGTTTACACCGTCGGGGCAGAATGTGGTTTAATGCACCAGTTTTGACAACAGCTGATATTAGCGTCGACAAACTCGAGATTCGTAAAACAGAAGACACAGGGGTGCTAAACATAGTTGATAATGTCGGTGTCGTATTAAGCACGATTTATGATAATAGCCATCCCGTGGTCGATAGCGTTACAGGAACAGCTTATACATGGAAATTGACAATTGCTAATGGAATTCCTTCAATACAATTAACAGAGGTTGTTGCATAAGTACTTGGTGTAAGTGTCTATTGGGATTTCAGCAAAAAGACTGTAACGATAGAAAGGTGAATTAATATCAGAAGCTCTCTTAGATCATAGCTAATCCCCAAAACACAGATTGATTAAACTACCCGTAGAAACTGCGGGTTTTCTTATTTTAGGAGGACAAAAAATGAAAGAATTTTGGAATTGGATACAAGCTGCAATTGTAGCATTCGGCGGCAGCCTTGGTTACTTTCTCGGAGGTCTTGATGGCTTTTTATATTCGCTTCTTGCATTTGTAGTAATTGACTATATTACCGGTCTGATGTGCGCGGTCCTGGACAAGAAGCTGTCCAGTGAGGTTGGCTTTCGCGGCATTTTCAAGAAGGTGCTTATCTTCTCGCTCGTGGCCATAGGGCATATCGTCGACCAGAGTGTTATCGGAGAAGGCTCGGTCATCAGGACAGCGGTAATCTTTTTCTACCTATCAAACGAGGGTGTTTCCATCCTAGAGAATGCGGCTCACATCGGCTTGCCTGTACCGCAAAAGCTAAAGGATATCCTGGAACAGCTTCACAACCGAAGTGACAAGGAGAACTAGCATGAATCTAAAAAAACTGATCCTTACGAACAATGCCTGCTTCAAGGCCGGCAGAACAATACCTCCAAAAGGTATTATGGTACACTCCACCGGAGCGAACAATCCCTATCTGAAACGCTATGTCGGACCTGATGATGGTCTCCTGGGAGAAAACCAGTATAACAACCACTGGAATCAGCATAGACCAGGTGGTAAACAAGTCTGTGCTCATGCCTTTATCGGAAAGCTAAAGAATGGCACTATCGCTACTTATCAAACCCTGCCCTGGGATCATCGAGGCTGGCATGCAGGAGGTGAGGCAAACAATAGTCATATCGGATTTGAGATCTGCGAAGACAACCTGTCCGACGTCTATTACTTCAATGCAGTTTATAAAGAAGCCACAGAGCTTTGCGTCTATCTCTGCAAACAATACGGGCTCACCGAAAAGGATATCATCTGTCACTCAGAGGGCCATAAACTTGGCGTTGCCAGCAACCACGGCGATGTCATGCACTGGTTTCCGAAGCATGGCAAATCGATGGACACCTTTCGTGCTGATGTAAAATCCGGTCTTGCTCCCGTCGATCAAACCACTGCGCAGAAGTATTACCGCATCCAGCTTGGGGCGTTCTCTGTCAAGGCGAATGCCGACGCTATGCTCCGCAAGGTCAAAGCGGCTGGATTCACTGATGCCTTTATTAAATACGGCGAATAACACACCACTTAATGCCTACTGAGAGATCCGTCTTTCGGTAGGCATTATTTTTTTTACCGTCTTTTCGTTCAAACGGCTTGTTCACCTCCATTGGGTAGTGAGGACCGAAGTTCTCAGAATGGAGGGCATATGAATGGCAAATATTACTCGTATAAAACCAGAGTTCAATTATGAAAAGAAGCCCATTTCACAGGAGCAATTACAGTGCGAAGTAGATTATGTAAGAGCGCAGCGTATACTCGAATCGATGCTTCAAAATGGACTTATTTCCTTGTCAGAATTCAATAAAATCACCCTGCTAAATCGTCAATCTTTCTATCCTGCGCTGGCTTCTATCATGCCAGAAATACGTTGATATAACAGTGCTTCAGAGGTAATATGTGACACTGACAAGGAGGTGAAAATTTGAAAAAGGTTACGTTAATAGCACCAAACAACGCAAATTCCATTGAGCAGCCTAAGCTGAGAGTCGCTGCATATGCCCGCGTTTCGACTGGCAGCGAGGATCAGCTGGTCAGTCTTGAAACCCAGAAAAGTCATTATGAATCCACCATCAAAACAAATCCGGCCTGGGAGTTTGCGGGGCTTTACTACGACGAGGGCATAACAGGTACCAAGAAAGAAAAGCGCCCAGAGCTGCTTCGGATGATAAAAGACTGTGAAAAACGAAATATCGACCTCATCATGACGAAGTCGATAAGTCGATTTGCCCGAAACACCATGGACTGCCTTGAGCTGGTCCGCAGACTGACCAAACTTGGCATTTCCGTCTATTTTGAAAGTGAGAACATCAATACGGGTTCTATGGAAAGCGAACTCATGCTGTCGATCCTAAGTGGACTGGCCGAAGGAGAATCAGCGTCCATTGCAGAGAACAACAAGTGGTCCATTCAACGACGCTTTCAAAACGGAACCTATAAAATCGGCTGCTCTCCTTATGGCTACGATGCTGTTGATGGTGAGTTGATTGTAAATAAGCAGCAGGCTGAAATTGTT